GCTGCTCTAATGCGCGATGATAGGGAGAAGGTTAAATGATTAAGGCAGTGAGGTTCTTCGGAGATGCGTTAGAGTATGTACTAAATAAATATGTCGGTAAACAGGTATCGATAAAGAAGAATAATTTTTCATCAGTGGTTAAGAGTAGAAGAGCATGGAGAAATAAGAGGCATTTAAAAACGTTGTATAAGGTTGATGGCTATATGATGTACTCAGGCTATAGACTAAATACTTATGAATTAATACTTACTCTTTTAAATGAAGATAAATATACACCTCCTCCTGGAGGTTATGCAGAGTGGACGCCATTATGACTAGATTGATTAGAATGCTTAAGATAAATATAAAACAAACAAAAGGAATTAAGCTATCTGTATTTGATCGCATAACAGAGTTTATAGATAATAATTCATTTATAGGAAAGATACGTAATTGGTGGTATTCTATATCTGCCTTTATATGTAACCTTCCTATGTTTATTAAGTTTGCATGGGGATACAGAGCTTGGGATTATACGTTTAATATAGAAATATTCGTTACTCTTTTAGAGACTACAGCTAAGAATATAAAAGAGCATGGCCATGCAGTTAACAGTGAGAAGTGTGCTAGAAGGGCTTACACGGCGGCGGGGCTATTACGTAAGGCTTATTTAGAGAATGTTTCTAATAACACATTTAAATATCTATATAAGAAATATGGTTATAGTTTCTCTAAGAATTATAAAATACCTTCTATAGAAATATCACATAGAATAGATAAGATGAGAGAATCTGCTCACAAAAGAGAAGACAGGGAAGAAAAGGCATTAAAAGAAAATGCTTGGAAGTATATACATAAATATATTGAACACTTATGGGATTAATTATGTCAATTAAACATTTGTTTATACCAGATATACAAGCTAAGCCAGGGGTTGATTTATCCCATTGTAAATGGGTAGGTCAGTATATACTTGATAAAAGACCAGATGTTATTGTTTGTATTGGAGATTTTGCAGATATGGAATCTCTAAGCTCTTACGATAAAGGAAAGAAAAGCTTTGAAGGTAGGAGATATAAGGCAGATATTGCCTCAGCTAAAGAGGCTATGGATTTGCTTTTAGGCCCAATTAGAGACTATAATAAATGGGCAATAGAAAATCATAAGAAGCGTTATAAGCCTAAGATGGTTATGACGTTAGGTAATCATGAACAAAGAATATCTAGGGTGACGAATGATAATCCTGAACTTGATGGCGTTGTTAGTTACGATGATTTGCCTTATGGTGAGTGGGAGGTACACGATTTCCTCAAGCCCGTTGTTATCGACGGCGTGTTATATGTGCACTATTTGGCTAATCCTATGTCCGGTAAACCATACGCTGGAACAGCTCTTAATCAATTAACTAAGGTGGGGCAGTCATTCTGTGTAGGGCATAAGCAAACATTAGATGTTGCTACAAGATTCACCTTGACAGGACAGCAGCAATGGGGTATAGTTGCAGGAGCATGTTATCAACACGATGAAGATTATAAAGGCTATCAGGGGAATGCACATTTTAGAGGTGTTATTATGTTACATGACGTGCATGATGGCTCTTTTGACCCTATGATAGTTTCTCTAGATTATCTAAGACGTAGATATGCGTAGAAATAAGTTAAAGGATATAAAATTTCTTATATCTAATAACGTCGATATTGTAAAAGATTGTTGGATTTATAGGGGCTATAAAGATAAAGATGGTTATCCTAATTTAAAATACAAAGGAAAAACCTGCAGATTATCTAGGTTATGCTACTTAATTTACAATGGGAGATTTGATAAAAACCTAATAGTGTGCCATACTTGTGATAACCCTAGCTGTGTTAACCCAGAACATTTATGGTTAGGTACATATAAAGATAATGCCATGGATAGAGAATTGAAAGGAAGAAATACGGTAAGGAAGCCAGATTTCTATGGATGCATCGAGAATAATTGTACTAATAAACACAGTGCTAGGATGATGTGTAAAAAGCATTACACAATATGGTACAGAAAAAACAGGAGACTATAATGTTAACTAAAAAAATGGAGCAAGAATTTATAAATAATCGTGATGATCCGTCTATAGTTAACTCTATTTTAGATGGGTTGCAGGCCTATATACAGGGCGTGGCTAACAAATTTTCAACCAATGAAGACATGCAAAAAGATTTAATTCAAGAAGCACTACTTATTTCTTGGAAAAGATTAGAATTTTATGATTCTTCAAAAGGTGCTCGGCTAATAACATTCCTAAAACAAAACATAAAATGGGCTATGATACAATATATTAAAGACCAGAAACTTGATTTAAGTGCACAGCAAGAGGTTGATGATGAATGCTTTGCTGATGATACAGAATCTTTGGAGGATATTATAATTAAAGAAAATCTACTTGAAAATTTCTTAGAGCGATTAGGGACACTTTCAGAGAAAGAACGAGATGTATTTTCCAATAGAGTTCTTGGGGCGGAGACTTTGAGTAAGGTGAGTAAAAGATACGGAACATCGATTCAAGTTATACAGGCTGTATTAGGGCGGGCTAACGTAAAACTAGGTGTTAAGGGAGTCTTTAGGTGAAACTATTATAAACAAGATGCTCTAAAACTAGTAATACCTATTAACTATATTGAGGAATTTGAATGAAAGTATTTGGTATTAAGCCTAAATGTGATAGTCAGAAAGAAGCTTTAAAACAACTTATGGACGCTTCAGTTGATTTAGTTGTGCTAGAAGGCATAGCTGGAAGTGGTAAGACGTTGTTGGCTCTTGCAGCAGGCTTGGAGCAGGTTCTAGAGAGCAAACAGTATAAAGAAATATTATTCACCAGAGCACCAGTAGCCGTAGGAGATGATTTAGGCTTCCTTCCTGGAGACATTAATGAAAAGATGCACCCATGGTGCGGAGGACTATTCGACAACTTAGAATACCTTATAGGGGACTCTAAACAGACAGAATCTTTTATTGCCTCTAAGCTTAAAATATTAGCTATGCAACATATGCGTGGTAGAAGTTTAAACCAAAGATACTTAATAATAGATGAAGTGCAGAATATTAGCCTTTCTCAGTTGAAAGTGCTTATAACTAGAGCTGGAGAGAATACGAAGGTTGTTTGTCTAGGTGACACTAACCAAGTTGATAATAAGAAATTAACTAAAGAAAACAATGCCTTAGCATTCTTATTACAGTACAGGGATACAGAAGAGTTTATAAAGGTGGTGAATCTTCCTGAAGGTGTGAGATCACGTCTATGTGTTTGGGCTGCTAATAAATTATAGGGGACTGTATGCATTACGATAAGCAGAGAGAGAAAGCAATTGAATTTGACCACTACATTAAAAAAGAAGAAGTTGACAACTTTGCTGACTTTGAAGAGGCTTCAGTGGCAGATATAAATAAAGTGTTTGACAAATGGGATAATGTAAACTATCCTAAACATTACAACGTTCATCCTAGTGGTGTACAGTGCATAGAAGTTACAGAACATATGAACTTCTGCCTAGGAAATGCTATAAAGTATATATGGAGAGCAGGAATTAAAGGAGAAAACGCCTCAATTGTAAAGAATTCGAAAAAGATAGAGGATTTAGAGAAGGCGGCCTGGTATTTACAGAGAGAAATTGCTAAACTAAGAGAGGAACAAGATAATGACTGATAATAAAATCGTTAAGCTAACAAAAGTATCTGATAGCACTAAAGATGGCGGTAAAGATTTAAATTATGAGCAATGTCTTAGAAAACACCTTGAGACATTAACTAAAGAACAGAGGGAATATATACCAGGAGTTTTATTTGTAGGTGGTATTTGTTCTGACTCTAGTATGTACCAAATTTTAGCTGGTGATAGTATATTTGAAGTGATTGGATGTCTTGAAGTTTTAAAGAACTTTCTCGTGTATGATAACTTAGGTGGAGATTGACATGGAATTATATCAAAGTAAGAATGGCCATATTGATAGTAAGCAAGCTTGGGAACAACATCTAAATAACTTCTGGGATATATTCTCAGAAGCTAGTTCCAGTAAGCTTTCTAATTTACCTACAAGACCAGCAGATGCATGGGAAAGATATGTTAAAGTGATTGGATTAGTAAAGATTGTGTAAAGACCTTTCTTTTTTGAGTCTCTTATGCCATAATTAAAATATAAGAGACTAGAGGAGAATAACATGAAAACAGCAAACTTTATTAAAATTCTTATAGAAGATAATCTTAAGATTCTTATAGAATCTAATGAAAATGCTATTAAGGCTGCTATATTAGCTGGCAATGTAACAGAGGAAATTAAAGAAAAAGCAAGCAGAAACGTAGAATTACGTATTGAATTAGCAACAATTCGTTAGGGGATTATAATGATTAAGTTCTCAGATACATTAGCAATAACGGCATTAGTGGTGGGTTTATCTTGTAGCTTTAATAGTAATGCAGGAATACGTTGTGGCAACCAGTTAATTAACGAAGGTGATACAATAAGCAGATTGCTTGAAGCTTGTGGTACACCATCACAAAACAACTTTAGTAATGTTATATACAATAACAAAGATGGCTGGAGATACCAAATACACGTAGGGCCTGATGGTATTATTGATAACATTGAATCTGACGTAGCTCGTAACTAGGAGATTATCAAATGACAAGTGAACAATTAATATCAAGATTAGCTAGAGAATTATACGATTTAAAGCAAAAATTAGAAGATATTCGTGGTAATGCAGACAGGATTTACCAAGAAACGGCAGGTAAACACGAATTAATAGTAATTAGACACGAAGCTATAGATATTACTAATCTTATTGATTCTGGGGAAGTTTATGAAGATTGAAATCAAAATACTCAATAAAGAATTTTATCATAAAGAAAAATTAGGGGGAGGTTATTACGACTTTCCTCAATATCAAACGGAAGGTTCAGCAGCGTTAGACTTAGTATGTACAGAAGATGTTACAATAGGCCCTAATGAAATAAAGACTATTAATACTGGGATAGCAATATGGATTGGTAGTAGTTCAGCTGATGTAGTTGGTTTGGTTGTTCCCCGTAGTGGTTTAGGGACTAAAGGCTTGGTGCTAGCTAATACAATAGGTGTTATAGATGAGGATTACCAAGGAGAGCTTAAGATAGCTGCATACAATCGCACGTTTGCTTTCCCAGAGACCTTTAAACTAAAGGCAGGTGATAGAATAGCACAGCTTATGTTTATACCAGTTATAAAAGCTTATTGGGATGTTGTAAAAAATTTTAACGATAGCACCCAGAGAGGTTCATCGGGTTTCGGGAGTACAGGGAGATGATATATGCTAATAATAGCCAATATGTTATATCCAGTGATAGCATTAATCTCTATGATATTGTTAGCACATAAGAAGAGAGAAGGATTTATACTACTTCTAGTTGTTGAGATTCTTATGTTCTACATTGGGTACAGTAGTAAACAGTATGGAGTAGCTGCAATGGCAGTGATATATTGCTTTACGAATGTATATTCATATAAGAAGTGGAGTAAATTGTGAGTTTAATAAGTAAATATCCTAAAACATCATTCATGGTGATAACTAAACTATGGTGGGTGGTAAGCTTCTTTTTTACAATTTTTATTATTCAAAATCAAATGCCAACATTACGGCAATTTGTACTAGGCTCTATCTACACAATTATAACTTTACCTTTAAACTATTGGTTAACTTATGATTTTGATGGTGGGAAGAAGAAGTAACTTAACGTAAGGAGATTTGTTTGAAGTTTATAAGTAATTTAGTAATACTCGTGATAGTGTTTGTCATAGCATATACAGGAAGTTTGTTAGCGTATGAATACTACACAACACCTAGTCATAAATATTCTAAGGAGGATGTTAAAAAGATATACAATAAGCTTTTAGCACAGACAGGGCAAACACAAGACGGAGCAGTTCTGATAATAGAAGAAAATCCTACAGTTAATGCCTACACTGACGGCACAAAGGTTGTTGTATTTCGTGGTATGTTAGACTACGTAAAGAACGACGATGAGCTTGCTCTTGTGCTTGCAC